CACATGGGAAACCGGATAAGGTGTGGCAGAGGCAGGGACGACTGCTCCATTCCCGGTAAGCTCATTGACGGATCCTGAATTTCCTGGTTGGGAGGCAAGACGACGCCGGGCTGCTTCCACATTAAGCTCCGCAAGGTCCGCTTGCGCAGCGTCAAATCGACGTTGATCGCTATTCCTCTCCGAGGGTCTACTTCCTGGATCGATGTAGCCAACGCCAGGGTCTTGCGAAGGGGAACCTGCCGAAACCACAGGGCCACCAAGACCTTGAGCACCCATAGCAACAAGCGGATGGATACCCGCAGCTTTGGCAGCATCGACGCGTCCAATGACCGACGATTTTTCTTGAGAAAGAGCGAGTTGATTAAGTTCATGTTGTTGTCCAAGTTGGCGGGAGTCTGCGTAGCGATCGCCACGAGCTGAGAGAGAATTACTGTCAATAGCGCCGAAGGCGTTATGCATGTAGTTCCACGGGATACCGAATGACATGTCAGCACCTCATTTTGGTTTTGGCCGTGTAGTTCCGCTTGGACTTGGCACCTCGACCGGTGCCCTTGACAGCGAAGAGGACTTCACGACGGATGGACCGCCTAGCACACACGATAGCACGCTCCGTGAGCTGGGGGGTCAATAGCCTGGTTTGTTCCCAGGGGGTTATTTGCCGGGACCGGATAGAGGCCCTAGATCTCACCACGGGGGAGGATCTGGAGCCTGGAATCCTGTCACCTGGCACAGTACGCATCAAGGGACGCGTACTGTGTTGTGATTCCGAGACACTAGCAGGATGTTCTAGCGGCCCTAGGAGCCGCGCTAGGTCGTCGGTAGTAGGTAGGGTGCCAGTGGGCCGAGAAGTCGGCCCACGGCCCCGGTTAGAGGCCTTCCTGGTCATGCTGTTTCAGGTTCGGCCGGAGGAGTCGCCGGAGGCGTTGTTGATTTTGCCCCCCCTGCTGGGGGGTCGCCCTGCGGCGAGTTCATACCGCTTTCAGGAGGAGCTGGAGGTTCGAAGGTTTCCTCGTAGGGCGAGACCCAGTCTTCGCCAGGCAGATCAAAGTCATCAGCTTCGGCGAAGGTTTCGTGGCCTTCGTTGAGCTGTTTCATGGCCAGCTCGGAGCGGATGAAGGCACGGATCTGTTCCGTGCGTGATTGAGGAAGACGGAGCCTGGTAGGAATGGAGACAGGCGTGTTGTCTGGGATTTCGTAGCCACGTTCGTCGAGCATGATGATTCCTTAGAAGATAAAAGAAGAGCCAGAGGCAGCAACCATGCGGCGAGCGACCATCTGGTGTTGAGCTGCGCAAAGGATGGTGTTGTTGGAGCCTTGAGCCTGGAAGGGACGCTTGGTGGGATCAGCCGTAACAAAGGAGGAGTTGAGGGTGGGCTGGGCAGCAAGCAGACGGGCGAAATGCCAGTCATTGAGGGTAGTACGGAATTCGCCGTGCACCTGAGATTCAGCGCGGCGATATTCGTCGTAACGGTCCTGGTAGCCAAAGACAGTTTCGGGACCAGCGCCAGTGGCATAGAGCTCCTTCATGAGGATCTGTTGTTGACCGATGTGTTGGAGTTCCTTTTGCCAGAAGTCTTCCTTGACACGACGGTTCCAGGTGCGGAAGAGGCCCTGGGGATAGATGGTCTTCGGCAGAACGTAGATCACGGACATGATGTAGCCGTGCTCTTCGAAAAACTTGCGATAACGATTAGAGCGCATGCCGGCAATACCGTGGCCATAGAGCTGGCCAACACCGTTGGCATCAGCAGTCGTGGATCCGGTCTGAAGGACCTCGGAGAACTGAACGGACTGACGGCCGCCGCCCAGGTACTCGGGGCGCTGGAGACGGGCATCGGAGGAGCGAACGCCAAGATAGGCGAGATATTCAGTGTAGCGAGAGCCGTAACGAGCTCGAGCTTCCTGATAGCGTTGGAGAGCGAAAGCCTCACGAACGTCATTCACGTCGACCGCGGAAGCGGCAGAGAGATCGACAAGCAGAGGAGTTTGCGTAGCAGTGGAAGAGCCGGCAAGCGTGATAGGTGCACCGCCACCGGCTGCAGCAATATCGTAGTTACCGGCGCCGATGGCGGGCGCCTTGATGGAGAGCTTGTTGCCGACTGCGCCAGGCGCATAGACAGGAGCAGAGGTACCCAAAGGCAGAGTGACGGTAGGACCTTTTTGTTCCCAAGGCCTGGCCGTGGTGAAGTAGTCCTTTTCCCAGCAGACATTAGCAATAGCCGTTGAGGTGGTGTTGTCGTCGCCAGGGTCGGTCGAGAGAGCGAGAGCGGTTTGGAGATCCTGATCGCGGTAGTTCTCGTTGAAGATCTTGGCATAGACACGGAACGGGAGAGCTGAGACAGCACCGGTATAACCAGTGGGGACGCCCAGGTAGTCAGCAAGAGACTTTTCAGCGACGGCAGCGACATCGATGGTGGGGAACACAGTGGCATCCATGCCATCAGTACCCCCGGTGATGAAGGGTTCGAAGTCAGGGAACACGACACGGTGGGGGACAAACCAATGATGGACACGCGCAACGACATTGTGCATAGGCGGGGTGGCGAGAGGCATAGCCCGGAGAAATGCCGAAACGGCATGTTGGACAGTGTCACCGGGAAGAACCTCGGTAAGACCAATGGGCACAAGCTGGCCCATGTCGAGCGAGCTCAGATGATAGTGGGAGAGGTTGAATTTAGAGCGTTTCATTGCGATCTTTCTGATGCCCATGATGGGCCTTGTAATAGTCCCTAATACGCCGGGACCGAGAGCGACTCAAGATCTCCTGGCGTTTCTCAAGCCACGCCAGGTACTCCGGAGAATCATGCGAAACGCCCTGCATGACGAGCAGGGCCTTTTCCATTTCGTGGAGAGTTTCCTCATTGGTTATAGGAGCTACATCCCATCCGTGGTCTTCGACCAAAAGGCGGTGCCTTCGAGTAAGAGGCCAGGATTTTCCATATAGCCTAAATTCCCGAGGGACCACGAGAACCGAACGGGCCGCCAAGGTTCTAATGATCTCAATGACGGCAGCATTACCAAGGCCACGCGAAAAGAGCGGGAACTCTGGAGGTCGGCCATCAGTTCGAATAAGTCCTTTTCGTCCTTTGAGCACATAAGCGAGACAGTAGTCGATGGATTCAGGTTGAACGTCACCGACATGAACCGATCCGTAACCCCACTCTCGCTCGAGGACGAAAGTGGAAATTGGCGAGTACGAGAAAAAAAGCACGTGATAGTGGGCACGGTGGGTTCGGGTTCCGTATTCTCCACAAGCGAAATAAGTGAATGCAACTTGAGCATATCGAAGCCTCTTAAAAAAAGATTGAAGGTGATGTTTCTGAAGCACATGAGGAGGACCACCACCTGGTGGATCTCTGTATGTGAGTGTGACGAAGGCAGAGCAAGGGTGTGAAGCTGCGTGAAGCAGAAGACGAGATTGCCATTGCCTCTTGCGATTGATGCGGCAATTCTTGCATTGACCACATGGGTAAACCGTCGAGCCCTCCGACTCGACGGTTATGGGTTTGCTGCAAAGCATGCATTACCAGCGGTTGCCGATGCGCTGCCGGCGGACGCCGGTGCGACCACGACGCGCGCGGCTGTAAGAGCGGCGACGGTACATAGTTTTCTCCTTTAATCAACCGGACCATAAACAGAGCGAGACCCACTCCGGAACGTGGGCGGACGCTTGGTGCCATAACGATCTGGAAGAGGATCCACATCAACAAGCACCTTCCACAGAAACTGCTTCGTAGTCAAACCAGAAGCAGCAGCCGATTGGCGAAGAACTTCGGGGATGAGATAGACGGGCAGCTCGCCCATTTGCTCGCCCCAGTTTTCGCGCTGAACAGAGCCACCAGGCACAACCATGCGAAGAGGCTTTTTACCAGAGAGACCTTGATACTCACCGATCTGGACAACATCCCAACCAGGAGCGACACCTGGTGTCTGATAGGACTTAGTCAGAGAAGATGGAGGAAGAGTCTGGCCCTCGATCTTCACATGGGAAACCGGATAAGGTGTGGCAGAGGCAGGGACGACTGCTCCATTCCCGGTAAGCTCATTGACGGATCCTGAATTTCCTGGTTGGGAGGCAAGACGACGCCGGGCTGCTTCCACA